GTTCCGGAATCAATGAAAGCATCACTTAAAAAATATATTTTAAGCGGTAAGGCAAAGATATCAAGTGTGAGGAATGACAAAGCGTTGGGGGTTGGGTTGGAAAGGAAAGGAGTATCAGCATCAAAGAGCAAGTCTTTGATCGACACGCAAGTTGACACGATGGGGTATTTGATTAAAAGATTTGGTATTAAAGCAACCAACTATTTCACGGATGCTTTTAATAAAACCTTTGTTGGATTTGAATCAAAGGTATTCGAGGCGCTTGAGAGTGGTATTGTAATAACATTTGAAAAAATAAAATTAAGAGATGGCAATAAGTAATTTGGGTTATCCTAGCGGATCGCCTAGCGTTCAAGATTCGTTGTGGCATGTGTTCAATAGTAGTGCAAGCGGACAAACCGATTTTAAGTATGTGATGGATATCTTTACAGGTGGCGTGCAACAAGTACGCGTTAAATTATACCCGGAGCCATCTAATGGCAAAGGTTATTTTGATGCCGGCCCAATTGTACGCAATACCATGACATACGAATGGTTAACCCCTTCAACAAATGTATTGATGTGCGAGCCTAGCGCGAGCGGGCAAATTGCACAAAGTTACACTTACCAAATTGGAGAGGATTACTCGGGTGTTACAACCTTAAACCTTGCAAGTGGAACGGTGAGCGCTTATAATTGGACCGCTCCATTATTCAAAAGAAAGGTGAGTGATATCTCAACATACAACGGCAAAGCCTTTTCAAATAGGCCAAATCAACTTGAGGCATCATTAACGGATAACATATACATTGCAAGTAAAGATGTGAGCGGAGTAACCGTTTCAACATACGATGCTAATAATGCATTAATTGCAACAACGGCATTTAGCTTTGGATCAAGTAAAGCATTTGGACAATTAAACATTGGACCAAACGCATTGAATAACCCAACAACAATTATAAACGGATCAACAAAGTATTACACGGTTACAATAGGCACTAGCATATTTAGAGTTGATATGATGTGCAATCCAAAATATACAAGTTATAACTTGCATTTTATGAGCCATCTCGGCATGTTTGATACGGCCAAATTTGCTCTTGCTAGTAGGTTAACAATGGAGGTAATGCGTAAGAACTTTGAGAAAAGAGATTACACATTAGGTGCAAGCTCGGTGAGTTACTATGATGCAAACAATAAATATGTAAGTAGTAAAGTTAATTACTTAAACAAAAAAGATCATTCGTATAAGCTTACAATGGATGCTCCAACGGATGCCGAGTTTGAGTGGCTTAATGAGTTAATTGATAGCCCACAAATATACTTTGAGTTTGAGGGTTACTTTTATCCGGTAAGCTTAAAGGCTACCAATTACGAGTACTCCAAATACGTTAACAATAGATTAAGAGTATTTGAGGTTGACATTGATTTGAATCAAACAAGATATTCACAACTTAGATAATTATGACTAGAATTTTTATAGAAGGATATGAGCTAGATTTAACCGAGGGATTATCCAATCAAATAACATACGCAATAGATGACTTACAAAACCTTGATTCAAAGAATACCTCTTTTACTAAGACAATTATTTTGCCGGGTACTACAAATAACAATAAGCTTTTTGGTAATATTTTTGATTTCAATAATGCTAATTTTAATAACCCTGTATCAAGCAATGTCTTATATAATTTTAACGCGGCTAAAAATGCAAGCGCAAGGATTGAAGTAAACGGATTACAAATAATGAAGGGCGTTCTTAGATTGCTTGAGATAGTGCAACATAATGGCGCAATTGAATATGAGTGTTCAATCTTTGGAGAGCTTGGTGGCTTTGTTAATAAACTAGGTAATGCAAGACTTGAGGACCTAGATTTCAGCGCATACGATCATGTATATAATACAACAAATATCATTAATAGTTGGGATACATCCGGCGGCGTTGGGTATTATTACCCTTTGATTGATTATGGTAATTACTCAACTAATAAGATTGATTTTAACGTAATGACATTTAGGCCGGCATTATTTATTAAAGAGTATCTTGATAAAATATTTTTAAATAGTGGATATACTTACTCATCAACTTTTATTGATTCAAGTTTCTTTAAAAAACTAGTTATTCCTAACAACCAATTAAAATTAACAAAATTGTCGGATGTTGCATTAAAAGCAACACCACAACTAGGAGAGTACACTTTGTTTAGTGGATATTCAACATTGCAATGGACACCTATATCATTAGGTGATTTTACAATGGATGCTTATTATTATGATTTTACATACAATGGATCAACTATAAAAACTGATATCAATGTTAATTTAAAAGGTTTTGTTAGTCTTATTGCCGGGGATAGTAATTTTGTTGTTATACAAGTAAGAAAAAACGCGGGTTATGTTTATGAAACTAATTTTGAGGTAACATCCGTTCCATATAATTTTGACATTTCATTTGTAGTTGAAAATCAAACTATTAATAATGGTGATGTATATTCGGTAGAAATGCGCTCGGGTAATGGTGATGCAGAAACTTTAATATTTACTATGGAGGGAGGTTTATTTGAAGTAAATACATCAAGCAAAACCGCAATCACTTTAAATTATGGCGATGCAATTACTATCAACCAATGCTTGCCAAAGGGTATATTTCAAAAGGACTTTTTTACAAGCCTTTTGAAAATGTTTAATTTAATGGTAACCGAAGATAAGTATATCGCAAACCATTTAATTATTACACCTTATGTTGACTTTTGGAGTGGTGCGGTACTTGATTGGAGTGATAAATTAGATAGAAGCCAAGCAATAAAAATAAAACCAATGAGCGAGATTAACGCTCGTTATTACAATTTAAAGTTTAAACAAGACAATGATTTCTATAATGAAAACTATCGCAAGAAATATAATGAGGGATATGGTGATCGGATTTACGATTCTTTACTTGAATTTAGCAAAGATACTGAAACGGTTGAAGTAATATTTGCAAGTTGCGTTTTATATCAAGCCGATGGAACTGAAAAAATTTATCCGGCTATTTATAAAAAATCAGATACAAATACAAAAGAGGATCGGATGGATAGTGTTGTGAGAATATTACAAATAAAAAAAATGACTACAACCGAGGCATGGAATATTATCGAAGAGGATGGAACGGGTAATTTAGTTTCAGGATTAACAACATACGGATATGGAGGCCATTTGAATGATCCAATAACTTCAACCATTGATACCAATTTTGGAGTACCAAAAGAAATATATTTCATTCAACCATCATATCCAAATGCAAATCTTTTCAATGTTTATTACTCGCCATATATGGCAGAGATAACGGACAAAGATAGTAGGCTATTGAGTGGCATGTTTAAACTTTCCGACATGGATATGTTTAACCTTGATTTTGCAAAGTTTATATTTATAGATGGTGGATTGTATCGTATTAGTAAAATTTCGGATTACTCACCGGAGACAAACGATTTGACAAAAGTCGAGCTTTTGAGAGTAATAAATAAAACATATTAAGATGGCAAAAAAAGTAGTAGCGGCCGAGATTGAAGTCAAAACGGCCAATTCAATCGCGGATTTAAAAGCATTAAAGAAACAACTAAAAGACACGGCGGCGGGATCGGATGAGTTTAAAAAGTTGTACAATCAAATTGATGATCTTGAGGATAAGATTAAAGGTACAAAGAATGCCTCAAGTGATTGGATTGATAGCCTTGAGGCGGCCGGTGGGCCATTGGGTGCATTGGGCGCATCGCTTAATAAAGCAAAGGTTGCAACACAATCATTTGGCGGAGCGTTAAAAGCAACCGGCATAGGGTTATTTGTTGCGGCTATTGGTGGACTTGTTGCGGCATTTAGCCAAAGCGAGGGCGCAATGAAAAAATTTGAGCCATTGCTTATTGGCATGCAAAAGATACTTAATGGTATTTTAAAAGCATTGGAGCCTATTATCGATGGATTTATCGAGCTTGCAACATCTGCATTGCCTTATGTAAGCAAAGCAATTGGCGTGGCTTATTCGGCCATTACATCCTTTTTGCAAGGGCTTGGGATGGTTGGATCGGCGGTTAAAAAATTTATTAGTGGTGATTTTGCCGGTGCATGGGATGATGCAAAGAAATCAATTACTGAATTTGGCAAGCGTTATGAAGATGCAAACTCAAGATTTGTATCGGGTACCAAAGAGGTAACAAAGATTGAGAAAGAGGAGCTTGATAAAAGGGAGGCGGCAAGAGCGGCGGCGGCGGCTTTAAGACTAGAAGCTGAAAAAAAGGAAAACGAGGCTTTACAAAAGGAATACGAGGAGGCATTAAAACGTAGAGAATTTGCAAGAAAAAATAGTGAAAATTTAACTAGGCAAGAAATTTTAAAAAATCAACAACTTGATAAGGATGATAAGCAAAAGGCAAGCAATGAAGAGATTGATAGGAATTTAGTTACTCAAAATAAAGTTATTGCAATACATGGTAATAGTTTATTTTCTCAATTAGCTACTGAAAAAACTGCAAAAGATGCTAGTGCAAAATTAACTGAAGAGGATCGCATAATGAAAGTTAATGCGGCTCTTGACATTGCAGATGCAATGGTATCACTTGGCTCAATAGTAGGTGAACAAACGGCGGCGGGCAAGGCATTAGGTATTGCATCGGCTTTAATCAATACTTATGTCGGTGCATCGGAGGTAATAAGAGCAAAGTCGGTATTGCCCGAGCCATTCGGTACAATTCAAAAGATTGCAAGTGTTGCGGCTATTATTGCAACGGGATTAAAAACGGTCCGTACAATTACGGCGGTGCAAGTACCCGGCGCAAGTGGTAGCGGTGGGGTGAGTATTCCATCAGCATCAAGTATAAGCGCACCTTTACAAGCTCAAGTATCATCAACCATGCTAAACCAAAACCAAGTCAATCAAATTGGCAATGTTGCGGCGAGAGCATTCGTTGTTGAGAGTGATGTGAGCGGTAACCAAGAGCGCATCCAAAGACTTAACCGAGCGGCAAGAATCAATTAAAAGTACAAAGAACGGATTTTTTATATTTATTTACATGACATTACCAATTTACGAACTTAAAATACAAGAGGATATGCAAGATGATGCGGAGGTGTCATTCATTGCGCTTGTTGATAAGCCGGCAATACAAAAGGATTTTGTGGCGTTTACTCAAGAATTTATCGATCCAATTAAGGGCGAGGGCAAAGATGCATTTTTGCCTCGTTGCATATCTTATATAATAAACGAGGGCAAAGAAAGCGAGCAAGCCGTGGCGATTTGCAATTCACTTTGGGATCAACACTTTGAAAGCGAAAAACCAAAGTTGAGCTTTGCAATACAAGATGAGGATAAGCACATAATAAGCGGCCCATTGATGTTGGCGGATGCATTGATATATCGTAACAACTCAAGATTTGGAGAGCATTACGTTAAATTCTCGGCCGAAACAATCAAAGAGATTGCGATCAAGTTTGCTAAAAAGGGCTACCAACAAAATGTTAATTTGATGCATGATTCAAACATGAAGCTTGAGGGCTTGGTAATGTTTGAGAGTTTCATTGTTGACAAAGCGAGAGGCATATTGCCAATGGCGGGATTTGAAGATGCCAACGATGGTTCATGGTTCGGATCGTTTTATGTTGAGAATGAGCAAGCATGGCAATTAATTAAAGAGGGCAAAGTGAAAGGATTTAGCGTTGAGGGGTTCTTTGATTACCCATCAAACCGCGAAAAGAGTTATGCCGAGCAAAAGCTTAGCGAGCTAGCTAATTTATTAAAAGTACCTAATTCATTAAAATAATATATATAAGAGTATGGAAAACGCACAATCAATTTTAAACAAGGTCTCAATGTTCTTTGCAGAACTTGTTGGAGATCAAATGCCACCCGTAAGTGGTGAGCCAAAAGCTACTGAAACTAAAATGATGGAGGCTAAGTTAAAAGATGGCACCGTTGTTGAAGTTACCGAGATGGCCGTTGGCGGTATAGTTACTATCGAAGGCGTTGCAGCACCGGTTGGTGAGCATGAGCTTGAAGATGGTACAAAAATCGTATTAGGAGATAATGGAGTAATCATGGAGATCATGCCAAAGAGCGAAGAGGAAGCGCCGGCAATCGAAATCGAAGTACCCGTTGTTGAAGATATGGGTGCTAAGTTTGCAGCATTTGAAAGCGCAACAAACGAAAAGTTTGCATCTTATGAAGATAAGTTCGCGGCTTACGAGGTTAAGCTTACACAAGCAAACAAAGTAATTGAGGGATTAATGCAAATTAGCAAGATGCTAGTTGAGGCACCTCAAGTACAAGCCGATCAAAGCGTAAAAACTAGCAACGCATTTAGCGAAGTTAGAAAAGATGCAAGAGCGGAGTTCGAGAATTTTTCTAAATCAATTTGTTCATAACAACTAAAATTATAAAAAATGGCATTATCATTTAGCGGCATAAGCGCATATACTAAACAAGAAATTGCGCCTTTATTAACCGAAGCTGTATTTGCAGCAAAAACGCAATCTTTAATCAAGAGCGGTGGTATCTTATTACCTAAAACTAAGTCAAGCGTAGCAGTTCCAAAATTAGCTACAAATGCAAATTTCCAAGTTGATGCATGTGGATGGGCGCCAAGTGGTACAACTACTTTGAGCCAAGCTACTGTTACAGTTGGTAAAATTAAATTAGAGGAAACAATTTGCCCGAAAGACTTCGAGGCTTATTTTTCTCAAGAGGCTTTAAAAGCGGGATCAACTTACGAAGATTTTGGATGGGCTGATTTTCAAGCTAAATTCACAGAGCAAAAGAACAAAATGATCGCTAAGCAATTAGAGGTTGGTCTTTGGTTAGGTGATACTGATTCAACTAGCGAAAACTTAAAGCGTTTCAATGGTTTAATCAAAATTATCGATGCGGGTTCTCCTGTTGATGCAAACGTTTCAGGTTATGTTTCAGGCGGTCCAATTTCTCAAATCACGGCTGCAAACGTAGTAAGCGCATTAAATGCAATGTACAAAGCAGTGCCGGTAGAAATTATCGATGCTGATGATCTTAAAGTATTTGTTGGTAATGATACATACCGTTTAGCGGTTATGGCTTACCAAGCTTTAAATCTTTACAACTACAAAGTTGATGGAGATGCAAGTCAAACATTCATAATCCCGGGTACTAATGTTGAGTTAGTTGCAGTTAATGGATTGAATGGTACAGGCGATATGTATGCTACAACTTTGAGCAACATTGCAATGGCTTTTGACTTAGAAGCAGAAGAGGAAAATTACAAAATTTGGTACTCTCAAGATAACAACGAGGTTCGTTATAGAGTAGCATTTAAGTTAGGTATTGGAGTTGCTTACACAACATTATGTGTGAAGTTCAAGTCAACTATCTAATTGATATATTAACCAAGAAAAGGCGGTAATTAAGCCGCCTTTTTTTTAAACTTTTTTTAACATGGCATGTGCAATAACATCGGGATATACCATTGATTGCCGAGAAAACATCGGAGGCGTAAGCGCCGTATTTTTGGCGGAGTTTGGTAATATTTCCGGCATAGCAGAGGTGAGCGGTTTAGTTACCGGCATCACAAAAGTAGCGGGCAAAAAGTTCTATAAGTTTGAGGTGCCAAGAGCAACCGCAAACACTAGTTCAAATGCAACTGCATCCGAAGAGAACGGATCAATATTTTATACACACCAAGTTGTATTGCCTTTGAACAAAAGAGATTCAACAACGGCAAACATCGTTCGTACACTTGCTAAAAACAAGTTGATGGCGGTTACTTTGGACATGGATGGCAATTATAGAATGTACGGCGCGGATCATGGCTTGTATCTTGCATCAACTGAAAGTGGATCGGGTACGGCGGCGGGTGATCGCAATGGTTACAATATTACATTAACAGGCATTGAGCCGGATGATTTTTTACAAGTAAGCGCGGCGGTAGGTGCGGCGCTTGAGACTGCAGGATAATCTATCTAAAAAAGCAGTAATTATTTATGCCCTACCTACTTTGTGTGGGTAGGGCTTTTTAAATTAAACTAGATGTTGCATATTTATAAAGGACAAAATAATAATTTGATTTTTACGGCCTTAGAATTATGCATTTTAACGGCTCCGAAATACTTGTTTATTTTCACCGGTGCTAACGAAAAAATAGTTAAATTTGTAGGAACTAATTTAAGCACCGATGCGAGATACCAAAAGGTGCTTGTTTTAGATAAGGTATTCAAAAATAGTGAAAGCGGTACATGGAGGTATGAAATAAGAGAGCAAGCAAGTACCACAAATTTGGATCCACTATTAAGTGGCGGAATAGTTGAAGAGGGTTTTATGTATTTGCACGATGCAGTAGTTTGCACACCGGATGAGTACACGGATCAATGTAATGAATTTAAAACTTATAAAGGTGAATAAAAAATACCATTTAGTAAAAATAGAATTTGACCAAGCACAACAACCTAAATTTGAAGAAAAGAAAGGAAAGAACTATGTTGAGTTTGGCGCTAGGAATAATTATTCCAATTATTTAATTGAGCTATTTGGCGAAAGTCCAAAGCATGGCGCAATTGTAAAAGGGAAAGTTAATTATATCTATGGCAAGGGCTTTGAAGATATACAAAAGAATGCCAACACTCAAGGCGAGACATGGAATCAAATCCTTAAAAGATCGGTCCTTGATGATGAGTTGCATGGTGGGTATTACTTACAAGTAATTTATAACACGCTAGGCAACATCGCCGATATTTATCATATTGAATTTCAAAAGGTAAGGGCATCGAAAGACTTATCAAAGTTCTACATTAAAGATGATTGGACTTTGAGTGATTTTAAAGAGCAAGCAAGAGAGTACAATGCATTTGATCCTAGCAATCCAACGGGAGCGCAAATATTATTTGTAAAGCAATACAATCCAAAATCGGATGTATATCCATTGCCTAGCTATTTTCAAGGACTTAACTACATCGAGAGTGATATCCAAGTAAGTAGGCATATCTTAGGTAATGCAAAGCATAACTTTGTAGCTACCAAATTAATCAACTTTAATAACGGCTTACCTCAAGAAGAGGAGCAAGCCGAGGTTGAGCGTGATTTAAAAAATAAGTTCTCCAACTCCGAAGGAGATCGAGTTGTGATTGCATTTAACCCATCAAAGGAAAACGCAATCGATATTGTTGATCTTGGTGAAACAAGCTTGACAAAAGAGGACTTTACAAATGTCAATAATTTAATACAACAAGAGATTTTTGCATCGCATCAAGTTACATCGCCTAGTTTATTTGGTATCAAAACCGAAGGGCAACTAGGTGGTCGAAGTGAGATCCGTGATGCTTATCAAATATTTGCAAATACATACGTTAACGAAAGGCAACAAGCACATGAGGAGATATTCTCAAAGCTTATGAATTTAGCCGGCATACCGGGCGAGCATACAATCACTCCTGTTGAGCCATTAGGCTTTGAGTTTAGTGAAAATGTAATGAGTGCTAATATGACACGCGATGAGATCCGTGAAAAATTAGGATTAAAACCCGAAAACGCTCCAACAACACCCGGAGGCGCAAGCCAACCCGTTGCGGCGGCAAATGATAGCATTAAGAATTTAAGCGGTAGGCAATATCAAAATGTAATGAGAATCGTTCGCCAATTTGGCAACGGCAAAATCAATAAGCAACAAGCGGCTTTAATGTTAAAGAGTGGGTTTGGATTTAGCGATGCCGATGTTGATACATTCCTAGGCATCGATGATGATCCCGCAACCGAAGAGGCTTTTGCCGATATGCAAGATGATTTGCTTTTAAATATGTTCGGCGCGTGTGGTGATGATGTTAATGCATTTGATGTCGTATCAACGCATGAGGCTAAGAACTTTGAGCAATTTGCGGATGTTGAAATCGATACTTTGAAAGCTAATATCTTGGATTTAATTAGTAAGGATAAAAGAATAACACCCGAGGTGATGGCAACGGTATTGAAGCGCGATCTTGATGTAATCAATACAACGCTTGAGGCTTTAAAGCTTGAGGGATATTTAACCGTTGAGGGTACCGTAATGAATATACTTAGCCCAAAGTATAAGCCGCAAGAGAGAGCGCTCGTTGAGCCTCTTAAGGATATCCTTGGCGGTAATAAAAGTACTACAACCGAGGTACTTTTGCGATACACTTATGCCGGCCCGAAGGATGATAAAAACCGCCCATTTTGTGCGCGCTTGTTACAACTAGCGGAGACAAAATTGTGGTCAAGGGTTGACATTGAGAATATATCCGAGCGTTTAGGTTACTCGGTATGGGATCGCCGTGGCGGATGGTTCACACAACCGAATGGTACACACCGCCCATATTGTAGGCATAGATGGCAAGTAAAAATTGTAACTAGAAAAAAATAAAATATGAGTTTAAATATATTATTTATAAACGAGGAGTTGATTAAAAGCCGCACGGCGGTAAGTCAAGGCATCGATGGCAAGCAATTGTTACCGGTGATCAAGCTTGCTCAAGATAAGTACATTATGCCGGCGCTAGGTACAAGCCTTTACAATAGATTGCAAGATGGCGTTTGCAATAATGATCTTAATCAAGATGAGAAAACTTTGCTCAATGATTATGTAACCGATGCATTGCTTTGGTTTACAATTGGCGAGATGGTGATAATGACATCGTTCCAATTTTTTAGCAAAGGAGTGATGCAAAAAACAGCCGAGGAAAGTAATTCACCGAGCAAAGGTCAACTTGAGTTATTGCAAAGGAATTATATGAGCAATGGAGAATTTTATAAAACTAGATTAATTGACTACCTTCGAGAGAATAGTGAATTGTTTGAGCAGTATTTAAACTATGGTAGCGGATTCGATGTAATCGCGCCACAAATTAAAGCTTACACATCACCAATATTTTTGGGAAGGAGAGGCGCAACACGCCGAGTTTCTAATTTAGATTTACCTTATGAAAATACGCAGCTATAAAAGAGAGTTTTTAAACAAAGTAAAAGAGAAATTTAATGACTTACAATCAGCTAGTAAAAACAATCCGGACCTTATTGGAATCGCAAGCGCAACTAAAAAGCGTAAAAAATGCGACACCAAGGGAGTGGCTATTCGTTGAGACACAACCGATATTCCCGATTGCTTGTTTTGCTATTAATAGCGGATCATTGAATGTAGGGCGTGAGCAAGTGTATAACATATCGCTTTGGTTTCTAGATAAGGCGGGAATGGAGGCGGAGTTCGAGCCGGATGTTGCATCGGATCAATTGCAAATTGCGGCGGATATAATTAGCACAATGAGAAAAGG